TAAAGCTCCGCCTTCATCAAAGTTTATAGATGTTAAGGCAACTGTTTCTGCACTATCTACAACCGTACCGTCACTAAGGATAACACTTGCTCCACCATCAGTAGCAACCGCTATAGTTGGTATAGGTAATCCTGTTGTAGCGTCTATAGGGGCATTAGGTAATACTTTCATTGCTACATCGTTGGTTAATCTACTAACGATAAGACCTAGTGAGTCATTAATAATCCAGCTTAGACTCTCGTTTCTCTGTTCAATGTTTCCTTTATAGTATCCTGTGATACCCGTTGTACTGTATCTAATCGATGAGTCTTTATTGAAGTCACAAGTGTTTAGATCATACTGTTTTGAAATACCCATAATACCGTTTAGCATTATTACTTTTCTGTACGGAGCCGCTCCACCAATATCACTACCAGAACCAGCGTCCAAAACCATCCACATAGGGACATCAGGATCATCAAGGTCATAAATTGTTATTCCATCTGTATCCCCTACGATTAAGGCCATTGCAGGAAATTCTGCTGTCGCTCCTCTTGTAGAAGTGTTTAGCGTTTCATTGTACCAGCTAGTTTCTTGTGTCTTGTCTCTCCAAGCTCCACCATCAGAGTCTCTAGAGGTATCGTATATAGATACGCTAGTAATCGTTGCTGAACTTGCTACGATCTTATTAATGGCACTGATAGCTATTGATTTAGCTGTTACGTCCTGTAGGCTAGATAGTCCTGTGACGGTTAGTGTCGTACCTGATAATGAGTCGTCGATGATATCGTTATTGATTGATACTGATAATACTGTTGCTTGGTTCGTACTACCTGTGACGATAGCTGAAACTCTATAGAATGTTAGTTGTGTATAGTCTGCTGATACTACGTTAATTGAATCACCAGCTGTAAGTCGGTTATCCTCAAAGTATCCTGTAGTGGTTACTGTGTCTGAATCTTCGTTATAGTAGTTGTATGAAGACGGCACTACGCCATTCTTCGTGCTGTTACTCGTTAATACTAGGTTCTCTCTAGTGAATGACATAATGGAATCTCCTTAATTGTGTTATATCATTGTTTTTTACATGGAAATGCCCCAGAGCGGAAACAATGAAAACCACTCTGAGGCACATAAATTCAATCTACGGTGTTAATGTAGTCAATGCTACGGTATCAATCGTGCCTGTTCCTGCTGTTACAACGGTTACTCGATAGAAGGTCAGTACAGTGTAGTCTGCCTTATAGTTCATAATCAAGTCACCAACAGTCATCCTACGTTCAACGATACTTCCAAGAGTTGTAAGATCGTCATCCGATGCGTTGTAGTAAAACCATACTGATGGTACTACGCCAGCTTTCACGTTGTTAGTAACGATACTTAGGTTAGTTTTTACAAATGCCATAGTGTTTGCTCCTTTTCTTTAGTTTGGTTTACTTACTAGTCGATTACATCGTCAGTGTGGATAGTTACAACGCCATTAACGTCGATAACTCCAGCACCAGCACTATAAACTGCCCCGATTTGCCATGCGGTTTTCACTGGAACCCAGTCAACCATAGTCTGCATATCATGCCCAATTGCCAGACCTACGGCAGCTTTATGGAAAGCATAACCGTCACGCTCAACACCTGATGGACGTGGTAAACCACCTTCATCTCTGTTACCGATCATTTTGAATGTGAACCCTAAGAAAGTGTCGATCTCACCATGTACTAATGCTTTAACTGAGTTGTAGTCTGAACTAGTAACTTGAGTTGTAGCTAGTAACTGTGATTTCTGTTGTGAACTGTATACGATTGTTCGGTCTTCGTCTGGAACGTTGTTCTCATCTAAGGTCTGTTGTGCTGCAAGTAGAAGAGTCATGCTCATTCCAAGTCCTGCTCCACCAACTGTGGTTGTAGATCCAGCGTCTAGTGCGTCAAGAATAAGTTGGTCTTCTCGTCGTCCAATAGCTTTCACTGTGTTCTCTGCGATAATCTTCTTATCGTCGAAGTTTAACTTGTTTAGATCAAGCGTATCTTCGTAGTCAAATGCGTCCCAATCTTCCAATGTTACTGTTACTTTTGATCGTCCAGCGTTCATTGCTACAACGTCGTTCCCTCTGTTGTGTTGTGTGGCTACTCCTGAACCAGCTTTAGGGAAACGGTGTGTTGCTCCGATAACCCCTGTTTTTACTCTTACACATTCACGTAGTGATTTAACACCTTGATACGCTAACTTTACTTCTGAATCATAACTATTCACGAAAACTTCTGATGCTGCTTGTACCATTATATATACTCCTTCTTTTATTATTTAGACTCTTGGTGAGCCAAAACTTTTAAAAGGGGTCTACCAATGGTAGATGGGCCTCAGTTCTGGGGCGGTGTCTTTACTAATAGTTTATCATAACATTCTAATACGTCAAATCATCACCTTATTTGTCTAGTGCAGCCATCATCTTGCCTGGTCTACCTGATGCTATCCGTAGGTTCTCAATCTCCATACGTCGATGATCTGTTGTATCTTTGTTAAGGTATTCCCTTGCTAACTCTGCGTCTGGTGCTAGTCCTGATAGGTTGGTGATGTTTGTTGGTACACCACCTGTACTTTGCCCAAAGGCTCCTTTTACTTGGTGCATAGCTCCTATGAAATCAGCACCTTGTGATTCCATCATGTCTATTAGTTTGTTCTTAGACTCTGATGTGAAGGCATTGCTATTAAAGATAAACTCCTTGGTTTCCCTGATGATGTTCTCAGCGTTATCTCCTAGCTGTTTCTTTTGACCGTCAACCCATTTCTTTTGGTCGATGTACTGTTGCTCTTCAGTGCGTGTATCTAGCACCCCTACGTCTGACATGATCTCTAGGATGGCTACACTTACGTCATTAGCTTGTCGTCTGTTTAGGGCTAGGTTATCGAACTTATCCGCTAGTTTATCGGTGATCCCTTTCATCACTTCCTTAGTAGCGTCAGGTGTTTTCTCATCAAAGTACTTCATAAACTGTTCTGGTGGTGCGAAGTCTTGGAAGTACTCCTCTTTACTCTCTACAAAGTCGTCCTTAGTAGATACCATCTTCCTCATATCTGCTAGACGTTTGTTAAGGTTGGCTTCTTTCTCTCCTACTTCTTTAAGAAACTCTTTAGCTCCATCAGCATTGAATTCATTATTATCTTTAAATAGTCTCGGATCAATGTCGTCATATAGCACCTTGCTTTCTTCTTTTGGTTCAGGTGATGATTCCTCTGGCTTGTCAGGACGTTCACCCATGAGTGACACTGACTCCTGTGGTGTCTCTGCTGGGGCTTCTGGTGTCTCTGCTGGAGTTTCTACTGCTACTTCTTCTGTTGCTTCTTCACTCATTATTTATCCCCCAATAGGTCTACGATGTTCTCTTTAGTCATCTCTTCATTAGTTTCAATGTTGCGTAGGTTAGCTACTTGTACTAGGTCTTCCCTGGTAAAACTCATAGGTTTCTTCATGATGATAGCTATTAACTCAGCACTGTTATCTTCTACCTCTAGTTTAGGCATCTCACCGTTTACAGCCTGGATCTCGAATAGGTGCTTCATGTAGAATTGTACTGCTGTCTGAGCGAATACCCTTTGTTCTGGCTCCATCTTTGATCGTTGGACGGCATTAACCATCACCGTTATGTTTGGTATGTTCATTGTTTTTTAGTTCTCCTTATTTTATTTTTATCTCTTGGGCTAGTATGGTCTTGATATACCTCACCATTGTCTGCTCGCCTATCTTTGAATAGGTACTTATGATGGCTGATATACCGTCCGTACCTTCCTTAACTCCGTAGTTAGGATAACCCTTTATTGAATACGCTTCTAAATGTTCTAGCACTGCCTTTCCTGACGGTGTGCTAAATACATCATGAAATTGACGTATCTTGTCTACTCTCTCCTGATCCCTCTTCTTGTTTAGATCCTTATGCTCTTGTGTCTCCTCAAATAACATTTACACCTCCATTCCTTGTGCTACTACTTTCCCCATCTCCTTTTGATTCGCTGCTTCTACGTCCATCTGCGCTGCTTGTTGGGCCTGTGCTTGATCTGACTGTGCTTGACCTTGAGCTTTTTTCTCAGCTTCTTCCGCTGTGTTAACCATATCGGCAGGGAGTCCCGTATCTTTCAGGAATGTCGGAATCATCTTTTCTTCCTTTACCCATTTGTCATATAGTCTGCCTGTAGGATCAAACTGCATTAACGTAGCTGCTGCTGCTAACATCGCTTGTGCTTGTTCGTGCTTTAAGAGCTTGCCAATAGGGGTGACGATGTTTACTTTGTACTTTAGTCCGTCGATATCGTCTAGGTCGAACTTCTCTCTAAACTCTTCACCCATCACGTTAGTATCGGTTAATACGTCGATGATTCGTCTAACTAGTGGTATCTGAAACTCTGCAAGTAGTCTACCGAATACTGAGTTTAATGATTTACGCATCTCCATGATTCGCTGACGTACTTCTGTTGCCGTTAAGTCTCTATTGCCTTCATTTGGTAACGTAGACGAATAAGTATCTTTCTTAATCTGCATCTCTAGCTCTGCTGATTTGTACTGCTCCAAATTGACGTTCGTATTGAAGTTCATCGGTACCACTGAATCATGAGGGTCTGGTACTACGTTTATTGCTAATGGTGCAAGCTCAAAGCTATCCACGTCTATCATATCGTCTTCACGGGCCAATAGTGGCGGTATGGCAAAGGCTAGGACTCTCATGGAGTAATATTTGAATAGGTTAAGGGTCTTTATGTCGTTAATTGCTGTCATTCCTGGGCCACGTCCGTATGCTTCACCAGCACATTTGTTCCAACGTAGTACGATAAAAGGGTTAGTCTTGTACTCTCGGTGTATTAGCTCGTTCTTCTCTTTTTCATCGACAACCTGGTAGTGGTAGACGTTCAGGTCGTAGTCGAACCAAGTAGACTCAATGATGGTTACCTTATCTTCCTTCTGGTCTTCTGCTACCTCCATGCCTTTTAGTTCAGGCCATTGAGCAGATAATAGCTCTCGTTTAAGTTCGTACTTCCTAAATACACCTCTCACTTCAGCGTTGACTCCCTCTTCAATACAATACTCTCTGGTAGGGATTGCTTTAAATAGTAGAGGGTTTCTAGGTGTTCCTGGTAATACTAATAGGCAAGCTGTCCCTGCAAATAGGTCATAACAGAATTCACTAAAGGCCATATCGAAGGCTGAGTTGTTCTTGTACTCGTTGGCATGGTCTGTCATCTTTGCTAGTTCGTCGTTCACTTTACCTCGTTGTTCTTCTTCAAACCTCATACCAGCTTCAAGGGCTATCCATTTGGACATTGGTGGGGCTAATACCTCTTGCATCGTGTTCACAAAGTCGTTAGCTGCTTGCTCTCCGATAGAGCTAAATAGGTTCTCTCGTCTATCTTGGTAGTTAGGGTCAATGCTCTCGCCAGCTACGGCTTTTTGATAACCGTCACGGGCTGGCATAGTATACTCAAAGATGTCTCGGTACTCTGTGTCCCATGATGACTTGATGCTGTATGCGTTACTATATCTATTTGATACTTCTGATGCTGTTAGTTTCATATCATAACCTTCTTTCTTGCATATTTTCCCCTTACTCCGCTAATCAATTGGCTAGTGTATGATCTGCTAAATCCTAGCATTTTGCTTATCTCTAAGTAAGTTAGTCCGCTATTTCGCAATCTCTTCATTTCTTCGATAATCTCACTATTTGCTTCGCATTTGATTAAATTATTTTGATACATATGTATAGTATTTTCATGTCTCGTATTCCATTCTAGATTTTCAACACGATTATCCCTCTTGTTTCCATTCTTATGATTAACCATTGGCTTTTCTTCAGGGTTTGGAATAAATGTTTCAGCAATTATTCTATGTACTGTTTTGTATTTCTTTTCATCACCCTTCCATAATCCTATGATGTCATATGCGCTATATCTACTAGGACTCATATATTTACCTTTTCTCCAATAACATTTATTCTTCTGCATTATAACTCTGCCATGAACATATATTCTTCCATCTGTATCTGCGCTATATCGTCCATCATACCCATCTATTTCCTTCATTATCCGAGTACCTCCGTTGCTAATGGTTTAACTGGTGCTGCTTGTGTATCTCCTGCACCTAACATCTGTCTACGCATAAGGTCGATGGATGATTTACGCTTATCTAGTGCTACCTTCTTTTGTTCTTCTATCTCTGTACGTTCTTCGTCCTGTTGCTTCTCTAAAGCTGATGCCTGTTTGCGTCTAGCCTCATCACCTTTTATTGTTTGGTCTATCGTTGCTAATGAACCTACTGCTCCTAGTACTGCTCCTGTTGCTGCTACCATATTATCCTCCTAAGTATTTCGATACTGTGTCGTCAACGTAGCCTAGTCGCTTAAGTAGTTTGATAAAGGATTGATCCTTGTACCCGATGTTGCCACCGATCTTAATACTCTTACAACCTTTACGCTTGGCTATTTCTTCCACTGTCCTTATATATCTTAACACAAGCTTTATGTCACCTCTAAACTCTGGCTTTATGTAAAATACTATCTCTGATAAACAGTCACTACCTAAGAAGTCGTCTGTAATAACGTAGGCAAATACCCCTGTATTCTTGATTGATACCCATTTGAGTAAGCCCTGATCCCGTAGGTTAGCCACTAATGATAACACTCGGTCTACGTCTGTTATGGTTCCTAAGTCCTTGGCTACCTGTTTCACCCAATAGATGACAGGATCTTTGGTTGTCTGGTCTAAGTCTCCTAATTTATCTTTCATTTACCGATCGTTCTTTCATTTCCAATCATTGCAGTTCTATCGGATAATCTTTTTAAAACATCACTAGAGTTGTGCCCGTCAAATTCTACTCCATCATATTCTGCTATTTTTCCAACAACCATGCTCTCGTATTTGTTTGGACAGTGGTAACTTATCTGATTTCCTGCTGAAGAATACATCCCTAGCAAAAACCATCCTTCATAATGATTTAACTTTAAGTAGCAATCTCCATTATTTTGCAAACACATGTTAATCCATAACAAGCACCTATGTTCATATAGCTCCTCAATTGTATGATAACCATCACTAACCTTGCTCAAATCGTCTACCTCTATTGTTATTTTATCCACTTCTTCCTCCTTTAAACTCTCACCCTTATGCTTCCACCGTATTTCTTGCTTACCTTGCCTCTTTTGCGTGTCTGCACTGACTCTATCATTGGAAGTAGGCTAAAAGCGTCTGCTCCGTGACTGCACCAGTTATGTAGTGGTGTATTCTTGAATATCTGCCTATTCTCGTCCCATTCTCGTTGGTATTGCTTGAGTGCTTCGTGTCCGTCCTTGGTTGTCTCTTCGTTGAAGTAGCATCGTGATAGAAATGTCCTTACCCTTTGGATAGCTCCGTAGATATCTCGTCGTGCTGGATGTATCTTAATAGGGTGGACTCCTAAGTTCTTTAGCTGTTGCTGTACGGTTACTGCTCGCTCTCCACTAGTTAGCTGTCGCTGGTTGCCGTCATGTGGTAGGTGGTGCATTGCGTATTGGTAGCCCTTTCCCTGGCATACACTAGCGTAATGTCCTAGTGCGTAGTTGCTGTTCTCGTAGTAGTCGATAACGTAGATATCCTTCTGAATAAACTGTATGAACCATATAGCCATCTGGTCTGATATCCCTAGATCCCATAAGGTGTGGACAGGGTAGCCTGAGTCATAGCTGTAATTGCCTACTTTGTCGCTATATTGACGCAACATGTCGCCATAGTAAGAACCGTGGTTAGCACCCTCAAAACTACAATAATACTCTTGTTGAATTATTGATTCATCCTTGCCCCTGGCCCTTTCCTCTGCTAGGTCTGCTGGATTTACTACCCCTGTATCTTCTATCGTTAATAGGCTTGATATATGCTCATCTTTAGTCTTTAAGTACTTATACATGTCATAGCAATGATTTTCACCACGAGGTGTGCTATTAAAGATTATCCAGCCCTCTGTTTCCTTCAGGATAGGCTCTATTGCAAGCTCATAAAGGTTAGGTCTTTGGAGTGCATACTCTGATATTATTACGCCACTCAGACCGCTTCCAACACGCTTATCAAACCTATCTCCACCTAAAAAACTGATGATGCTACCCTCCTTGTTTGGGTTGCGTGGATCTTTAAGTGATATCTTCATCTGTTGCTGGTCTACCTTATGTATCAAGGCTTCTGGTACAAAATCAAGGTACTTAACTCCGTCCTTTGTTACTCCTTGCCATAAAGCATTTCTTGCCTGTTGAGTCTCGGGTAGTAGCACCCAATAATTTCCCACTTTCCTTATTGCCTCCGCTATCATAATATTGAATGAAAACAAATCCTTGCCTGCTCTCCTATGCCAGATAAGTATAGCCTTTCGTATGCCTTCATTAAACCATCTATCCCAAATATCGCTCTGATAATCTCTTAGCTCAAGTAGTGGTAAGTTTATTTCCATTATGCTTCTA